TGGCGGGCTGCTTGCGCTGCTCGCGCCGACAGCTGCTGGCTGGCCGGTCTCGACGACCACGGATTTCACCATCGCCAACGGCGGTGGTGGTACGGGCGTCACCTACGACGTGCTTCTGTTGGGCGGCGCGTCGTAAGGCGCGCTCGTTCAGACAAGTCATTCACTATCAGAGCTTCATAGGAGACGTTCATGAGCAACGCTGTATCAACAACGGGAATTCTCATCAAGCGGGCGCCGTTCGCGTCGCCCTCTTCGTTCGTGACGATTGCCGAGATCACCGAAGTCGGTCCCGGCGGAAAGTCGCGCAACAAGATTGAGACGTCAACGCACAACGACGGATCCGAGAGTCACATTCTCGGCATCTTGCGTCAGAAGGACCCGACGTTCAAGATCAACTACCTCGCTGGCGACGCGACACATATCGTGCTCAACAGCGACATCGACAACAACGTCAAGGCGTCGTGGCAAGTGCTCTTCCCGTCAGGACGTTTCCGTCAGGGGTTCGGGTTCATTCAGAACTTCGAGCTTGACCCGGCCCCGGTCGACGGCAAGCAGGGAGCGACCATCACGTGGACGTGGGCGGGAGTCGTCACCGAAGGATAGTCAACGCAGTCAACTAGGAGTGGAGAACAATGACCCAGACATTGCTCTCTGCGGCAAGCATTCTTGACGCAGAGGATCTTTCAGAAGAAACGGTCGACGTGCCCGAGTGGGGCGGTGCAGTGCGTCTCTGTCAGATGACAGCTGAGGAGACGCGCGAGTTTACGAAGCACATGTCGACCATTCAAGGCGAAGAAGACGGCATGTTCCTGATGCTCGTCTACTCTGCGCGCGACGTTGAACGGAAGATGATCTTCACTGTCGAAGACGTCGCACGACTGCGCAAGAAAAACATCAACGTCTTGAACCGTCTGCAGCGAATCGCGCTGCGACTGAACAAGATGGGCGACGCTGGAGAGGCGGCCCTAAAAAAGGACTAGAGCGGAACGGTGATCGCCGTTTCGCTTATGTCCTCGCCAGGCACTTAGGAAAGAGCGACGTTGACGCGCTCGTCAGCGAGCTTGGTGGCTTCTTAGGGCTGAAGTTCCGCGAGTGGAAAGCGTTCTACGAGCTTGAACCACCTGACGACGTGCGCAGCGAATACGGGCTGGCGCGCATCATTCAGACGCTGCTTCGTAGTGACAAACCGCTCAGCGATTTCCTTCTGCCTTTTGGCGACCGACTCGTCATTAGAGCGCCAGTCCAGCAGTCGATTGAACAGCAGGAGCGCATGATTGACTCCTGGATTTCTGGCAGTAATGCCATCATGCGGGAGCGACAAGCGAGGGGCATAAGCATTGACTGACATTGCTCCAATCAAAGGTCTTATCGAGCTGCAAGACGAGTTCACAACTCCTCTTGGGCTCGCTGAGGCGGCGCTCCAGAACTTCAGCAAGACCAATCAAGAGAGTCTGAAAGCTGTCGCTGGTGTCGTCGGCATCGTCACTGCCGCGATCACGGCGACAGCTGTCGCGACGATTGAGCTTGGCAAGCGTGGTGCCGAGGTCAATGACGTCAAAGCGACAATGGTGCAGTTCGCTGGCAGCGCGAAGCTCGCTGCTGACGACATGGATGCTTTGCGTAAAGGCACCAAGAACATCGTTGACGACTTCTCGCTGGCGAAAGATGCTGCGAAGCTGTTGTCAGCTGGTGTGCATGTCACAGCTGACGAGTTCAATCTGTTTGGTGAAGCTGCGATAGCGATGCAGCATCGCGGGCTTGGTCCTGCGAAAGAAAATCTCGAAGCGATTTCTGAAGCGATGTTGACTGGACGCACGCGCGCCCTTTCAATGAAACTCGGCGTGGCTGACATCACGGATGCTGAAGAAGCATTCGCGAAGACGCTTGGCGTGTCGAAAGACGACTTGAACGAAGTCGGCAAGGCGGAAGCGAACCGCATTGCCATCATGAAGCTGCTGAAAGACGCGACGAAAGACGCGAAAGACGAGCAGCGTAACTTTGGAGAGGAAATCGAGTTCGCGAAGACGCAAGTTACGAATTGGCTGGATGATCTCGGTAGCGCCGTCGCGAAGTCAGAGGTCTTCAAAGTCGGCATGCAGGGCATTGAAGACGCTGTCAAAAGCGCATTCAGTGGTGACAAAGCGCAGTCAATCAAGACTATCGTCGGCTTTCTTGAAGAAGGTGCGATCACTGTCATCAGCTTCGGGCAAGTCGCGATTACGATGGCGAAGGGCGTCGAAAGCGCGTTCAATCTCGTCAAAACCGTCGTGCTCGGGCTTGAAGGCGTGATTGTCGCCATCGCTGAAGAGACGATTGGTTACGTGCAGACTGCAGCTGAAGCTGGCAAGACGCTGCATCTCATCTCCGCTGACTCTGTCGCGAGCGTCACGAGCTTGCACGAGCAGCTGAAAGGCATGCGCACGTCATTCGAAGACCAGACGGCGGAAGCGGCGAAATCTATTCTTGGTCACACAGCGCTTGACGATACGTTTGACAAGCTCAGCGACACGCTCGGCAAAGTCAAAGCGTCAATGCTGCAGGCAAAAGACAGCACGAAGGCGACGACTGAAGAGACTGACAAAGGCACCGAGGCGGTGAAGAAAGCCGGCACTGCTCAAGACGATCTCAACAATAAGTACCTGAACACCGAGAAGATCCAGAAAGCGCTGCAAAAGAGCACGCAAGAGCTGGCGACAATCTGGGCTGATTACTACGCACTCGTTGCGAAAGACTCGAAGACGTCTGCTGAGTCGCAGCAGGCGGATATCGAAGCGACGTTCCAAAAGAACGTCAACAGCCTTGACAAGCTCGACCCGCTTTACAAGCAGAAATACGCGGCGTACCGCGCGATTGCTGACGAGTCGCTGAAAGCGGTCGGCATGAGCTGGGACAGCGTCAAGGATCAGTCGCTTGAAGCGCTGAAAGAGCAGGCTGATAACGCTGAGAAGACGTATAACGCGATGCTCGAAAGCGGCTTGACGTTTAGCCGTGAAGTGCTCGACGCGCAGCGTCAGAAGTGGATGGACTTGCGTGACGCTGTGCGCGACTACGGCACAGGTGCTGTCGCTGCGCTCGCGCCTGTTGTCGATGAGATGCACGCGCTAATCAAAGCGTCTGACGACGCGTATGAAGCTCAGAAGAAGCTGAAAGTTGGCTTCAGCTTCGACGTTACGTCACAGAACTTTCAAGAGACGGCGCAGCGTTTCGGGCTCGACAATTCAGCTTACGATCTCGCGAAGAAAGGCTATTCATTCGCTGAGATTGTGCAGATTACGAACAACTTCAAGAACGGCTACACAGGGCCGCTACCTCCACCGCAAGGCCCGCGTATTCCTGGCTTCGCAGAAGGTGGCGTCGTCATGGTAGGCGAGCGCGGCCCTGAAGCTGTGCGCTTGCCGTTTGGCAGTCAAGTCTACCCGTCAGGCAGCTCGCCTGAGAGCGGACACAGCATCACATTCGGCCCCGGCTCCGTTGTGGTGCAGTATCCGATCATGAATAGTCCACGAGCCATCAACGAGCTTGGTAACGCGCTCGGTGACGTGCTGCTCACTCGCATGCGGGCGAAGGGCTATCGCGTCGGGTAATGTCAATCACCTGGACAGCTTCGACGACTCCTAGCGGCGTCTCATTCGTAGACGTCGCATGGTCATCCACGCTTGGTCTCTTCGTTGCGATTCAGACGACGACTGGCGATGACAAGTTCTATTCGTCGCCCACAGGCGTCGCGTGGACAGCTCGAAACTACGTCAGTGCGACGCTGCGACCGCTGCGCATCGTTTGGGCTGCAGGGCTTGGTAAGTTTGTCGCTGTCGGCAGCACGTCTGGTTCTGCGAACTGCACGTCATGGACGTCTGTTGACGGCCTCACGTGGACGAATCACGCCAACATCATTGCTGGAACTGTCGCGATCACTGGACTTGCGTGGTCAGAGCCGCTGAGTCGTCTTGTTCTCATTGGCGGCGTCTTCAGCGGTGGCATCTTCAGATATCACAGCTTCACGTCGTCTGACGGTGCGTCATGGACTGATCAGGGTCAGATCGATTCAGGTACGAATGCGCCTTGTGGACGTGTCATTTGGGCGAATGGCGCTTTCTATGTTGCGCTAAGTGCCGCTTCTGGTACGTTCGGGCTCGCGTCGTCGGCTGACGGCATCACGTGGTCCCTTTTGGGAATGTCAGGGATCACGTATCCGCAGAGCGTCAGCGTGCTTGCTTACGATCCAACTGATGATCGTATTGCAGCTGCTTACGCCTTCGGAGGATCAGCCAGTATTGCTACGTCTGACGACGCTGGTGGGACATGGAGTGATCAAGGTGTCGTAGGTTCTGGTACTGCGAATGGTCTCATCTGGGGTAACAATGAATTCTTGCTCTTCGACGGTGCAGACGTCGCGACGTCACCAGACGGCATCACATGGACAGTTGACAGCTCGATTCCTACGAATCTCATCAATGGTGTCTTTGCACCTGAACTCTTCGCGTATGTAGGCGTTGGGAGCACGAGCACAGCTGCAGCTGCAGTCGGCGCGACGACGCTGCACGACACGACGCCTTCAGTGAACGCTGGGCCTGATAAAGCTGCAGCAGGACCGCTCCCAAGCACTGTTCATATTGATGCGACTGTCATTGCGGGCATCAATAACGACACGCTCGTTTATCAATGGGAGCAGACGAAAGGGCCCGGGCTGCTCGCGACGCCTGCTGCGCCGACTGTCGTCGCGCAAGGTACGACAGGTGCGACGACTTACGGATACAAGATCGTTCCAATCGGCGTCGTTGGAGATCACGGAGCTGCGAGCGCTGAGACAACGATTTCAAACGGTAATGCAAGTCTGAATAGCACTGATTTCAATCTCATCACTGGCGACGGCGTTGAGGGCGCGACAGGCTACGAGATCTACCGCACGACAGGTGGTGCAACGCAAGGTAAGATTGGCGCTGTCGTCCCGACGAGCAGTCTAGGTCCAGCGTTTACCTTCAGTGATACGGGTCTCGTCGGTGACTCTGCGACACCGCCTGTGGCGAGCGTCGCTGCACCGACGATTGTCACGCCGACGACTGAAGATACTGACATCACGTTTACTGAGTATGTGCCCGGCCTCTACACATTTCGTCTGACGGTCAGCACACTCAGCGATAAGTATCATCCATTCGATGAGATGACGATTCGTGTGCCGTCTCCGACAGCGCCGCGCGTCTCAGGTGGTCGATACACGATTGTTTGGCCGACAGCAACGCAGAACATCGCACCGACGATTGTTGATGACGGCTGGGG